ATCACCTTCGGGTGGACTCATCGACGTAATCGATGGCTTCCGTGCGCCATCACGGGTTCAAGCAGTGGCTGTTGGATTGACAACCAACATTATATTTCGCGATTTGTCACCGCGAGGCGCGAATGCCAGTCGGCTCAGCTAGAACCGATTCCGCGCGAAGCAACCTGTCTGCACGCTTAAGGAAAGTGAGGCGGCCATGCTTCCAGTGCATGAGCGAGCGGGTATCGAGATTCTCGGTCCGTATCGCAGCAAAGGCAAGTCTCGTAAACTTGCTGATGCTTTGCACGCGTTGTCCCGAATTGTGGAAGTCCCTGCGATCGACGTTCACCTGTTTCAGGCGATCCGGGATAGATTCGGGATCCGTCTCAACGTGGATGAGGAGAACAGAAGTGTCACCTCAGACCAATGGGTGGAACGGGCACTCTTGGCATACGGATGCCCAATCCATCGATTCTACGGAGACGGTCCTACAGCCGGCCGGAAACGTCCCCCTGCTTGCACCTGTATTCAGCGAGGACAACGAGGGCTGGAAGTCCGCAACGGTGGAAATGGATCCACCGGACCTGAAGAAGGAGGAAATACAAGCTTGGGAGCAGAGAGCTCCTCGGAAACGCAAAGTCACAGTAACACCGCGTCAACCCATCGAGGACAGCGCGGACCTACTGTACGTGGCCTTCGCGAAGACTTTCGGGGAGATACCCTACCCGGCCTATCAGATCGAGTGGCGGTTGGCTCTGCTCGAGGACCCGACCAAGTCGAAGCACACCGAGCTGCAATACGTTCGGTCTATAGTGCAGCGTCCTCTGTTGAGGGAAGGCGAAAGCCTATCGCACGCACTGAAGTGGTGGCGCATCATATCCATTCTAGCTCTTACGCTGGTTTGCCTCACCTCTGTGCTAATGAACTGGTTTTACAAACCGGGTTACGACTTGCTGACCAGATTGCTAACAACAAACGCGGTTTTGACCCTTATCTTTTTGGTCGTCGCGTGCAGCCTGGCATGTTTGGTCCAAAGACTCGCTTGGTATGGATGGCGCCGCTTGCGTCGACAATTATCGGTCTTGCATTCGCCAGGCCGGTTCAAGAAGCGTTGGCGAGAAACCGTCCGTACATCTGGGGACTTAGACACCACGAAGAAGGAGCGATCCTAGCTGAATTTAGCGGGAGATACCGATACGCGTATTGTCTTGACTGGTCGCAATTTGACTCGTCAGTCCCTGCAAGCCTTCTCAATGACATGTTCCGTGTGGTGCGGTCCATGCTTGAGCTCACTGTCGATGAGGAGAAGTTGTTCGATCGTTATGTGAATGACTTCATCCACACACGAATTGTGCTGCCTGATGGAAACGTTTATCAGGTACATCGAGGCGTGCCGAGTGGGTCGGCGTTTACGTCTTTGATTGATAGTATGGTTAACGTGTATCTTGTTAACTATATTTGGTTTCGTTTAACGGGCCATACTCTATCGCACAAACAGATCCTTGTGATGGGCGATGATGTAGTCGTTGGCACTAGCGAGCGTCTCGAACTGGCAGAGATTGCGAGTGTAGCTGGCGAACTCGGATTCAAACTAAACACGGTGAAGTCAGTGATCGTGAACACCCATGAAGAGGGTCATGGTATCCACTTCATTGGCCACTCGTGGTCGCATGGCCGTGCAAGAAGGCCAAAGCGTGAGCTACTGCAGCGAGCGTCTCTTCCAGAGAGACACGCTGAGCAAAGTCGCGCTAGATCTCTTACGAGATTGGGCGGGTATGCTCTAAGTTCGGTTGATGGACTGATCATCCTACTCGAACTTTACGACGAGGAAAGTTCAACTGGGTCAGTCATTAGATTTCTTGATGACTTACGTGGTCACGGAGGCGGATCAAGGTTGCGGGCGCATGATCTCCCTGGAGATTTAAGGAGACGTG